TTGGAAACTGGGTTGATGTTCCATTCACTGATGAAGAAATGGAATTGGTTGAATTGGTTGGCAAAAGTGAAACCTTTGGAGAAGCAGTATTTGCAGCAGAAGAGGTATATCGATACACTAAAGAACAACTCAATACACAAACTCCACAACCAAATCTTGAAGAAGTAGTGGAGATACCTCAGGGAAATGGTAAAGAGATTGAGCCTGAAGAAACAGAAGAATCTAGTGAACCAACACTTGATACTCCTGAGATGGAGGGTGAGGAACATAGTGAAGGTGATTCGATCCAACAACAACCTCAAGAGATAGAACCTGAAGTTACAACTGACGATGTGTTCTCAGAGAATGTATCTGAGTTGAATAGTCCATCAGATCTAACAGGTGGCAACTCTTACTATCAGATTCCTAAGTTGAACTATGATGATATTGTTGTTCCTAACTCTGAGATTCATGAGTTGATTGATGCATATTGGAGAACCTATGTGACTGATGTATTTGAAGAAGCAGATAGTGATTACTCTAAGTTCAAGAAGTCGGCACAGAAAGAAGTCAACTATCTTGTCAAAGAGTTTGAGTGTAAGAAGTCAGCTGACTCATATGCCAGAACTACTACTTCAAGAACTGGTGTTCTGGATTGCACTAAACTTCACACCTACAAGTATAATGAAGATCTTTTCAAGAAAGTATCTATAATTCCTGATGGTAAAAATCACGGTCTAGTCTTTATTCTTGATTGGTCTGGGTCTATGTGTGACTCTCTTCTGGACACAATCAAACAACTTTACAACTTGGTCTGGTTCTGTAGTAAGGTCAATATCCCTTTTGATGTCTATGCTTTTAGTAACACATATAATCGTGGACAACAGGAGTCTAGGTTTCATAATGAAGTAGAGAAAGGTAATTTTGTAGTTGGTGGTGATTTTAAGTTGATGCACTTCTTAAGTAGTAAGGTAAACAAAAAAACACTTGATAATCAACTACTTAATATCTGGAGGGTTTGTCGTCAGTTTCGAGTTTACTCACCCTACCATGCTCCATCACAGGTATCTCTTTCTGGCACACCTTTGAATGAATCACTGGTAGCTTTACATACTATTCTTCCTAAGTTCAAAAGAGAGAATCAACTCCAAAAAGTTCAGTGTGTGATTCTTACTGACGGTGAAGCACATCAACTTTACTACTTTGATCACTACACTGGATACTATGACAAAAAAGAACAGTTAGCTCCTCGTCAGTGTAGAGGTATAAAAGGTTATCTTCGCAATCGTAAGACTGGATGCACTTATCAGATTGGATATCAGTATTGGGATTTTACTGATGTTCTTCTCAAGGATCTCAAAGAATCTTTTCCTGATACGAACTTTATTGGTATTCGTCTCGTAGCTGGCCGTGACTTTGCTAGTTTCCTTAGAAGGTACGGTTTCCTAAGTGAACTAGATCTAAAGAAAGCACGTAAGGATAAGAGTTATAATATTCAAGGATCTGGATACGATGCATACTTTGCAATGATCCAGAACTCTCTTTCCTCAGATGCAGAGTTTGAGGTTGAAGATGAGGCAAGTAAGACTAGAATCAAATCAGCATTCATGAAGTCACTTAAAGCCAAGTCCCTAAATAAGAAGGTTTTAAGTAAGTTTGTGGATTTGGTTTGTTAATGTTACTCACCTCCAAATTGCTCAATTACTGAAGAACCTTATTATTATGTCTCTGTCTACCGAATACATTGTTTCATCCCTTCAATCACTTTACGGCGAATCCGTAACCACTGGTGATATTAGAGCCTGGTGTGCAATGAATGGTTGTTCTTATCCAACTGTAACTAAAAAACTTTCCGACTATAAATCAGGTCGTGGTAAGTGGGAACTTACTGTTCAAGAAATCAAAGAAGAACTAGAAGAAACATATACATCACCATCAGTAGAAAACCACATCGAACAAGATCTAGTCCCAACAAAAGATGATACTTTCGTCCAGTTTGGTAACTTCAGTGATATTAAGAAGATTATTAAGTCCGGTTTATTTTACCCTACATTTATTACAGGTCTTTCGGGTAACGGTAAGACGTTGGGTGTTGAACAGGTTTGTGCGACACTTAAGAGAGAACTGATTCGTGTCAACATTACTATCGAGACTGATGAAGATGATCTTATTGGTGGCTTTCGTCTTATTAATGGCGAAACTGTTTGGCATAACGGTCCAGTCATCGAAGCTCTTCAACGTGGAGCAGTATTACTTTTAGATGAAGTTGATCTAGCATCCAATAAGATCCTGTGTCTTCAATCTATTCTGGAAGGTAAGGGTGTATTTCTTAAAAAGATTGGTAAGTTTGTTCAACCCAAAGATGGATTCACTGTTATCGCGACAGCAAACACCAAGGGTAAGGGTTCTGAGGATGGTAGGTTTATCGGCACCAATGTTCTAAACGAAGCTTTTCTTGAGAGGTTCTGTGTAACTTTTGAACAAGATTATCCTACCCCTGTCGTAGAAATTAAGATCCTCAGTCACTTGTGTGATGATAAGAAGTTCTGTAAGCACTTAGCTGATTGGGCTGATATCATTCGTAAGACCTTCAATGAGGGTGGTATTGATGAGATTATCAGCACCCGTCGTTTGGTCCACATTGTCAAAGCATATTCAATCTTCGAAGATAAGACTAAGGCTATTGGAGTTTGTCTCAATCGTTTTGATGATGAGACCAAACAATCCTTCATCGAACTTTATGACAAGGTTGATGCTGAATTTGAAATGAATGAACTGGAGGATAAAATGTATGTTGAAGAAAATCCCACATTCTGATATACTAAGTTATGAACGCATGGTCGCTACTTTATGAGGAACTTGACATGAGTAAAAACATTAAAGAAGGAGATCCCAAAGATTTCTGGATTGAGGATGGTATTAAAGGAGGAATGGGTGAGGATCGTATCTCTTTCGTAGATCCATCAATCGCCTATACCACAAAGATTCCAAATAGTATCCCTGATTTCCAAACAACAAAGACTAGGTGGAAGTATGATGAGGAGAAGATCCTCAAAGAGTTATCCGATTATATTTCTGGTACATATAACCAACATTATTCTGCTGGTACTGATAATGTACAGACACTTGATCTCATTGAAGCCTGTGGTGATGGTGAATCATTCTGTCGATCCAACATCCTAAAGTATGCCTCTCGATATGATAAGAAAGGCACAGCAAGGCGTGACATCATGAAGATTTTGCATTACGCTGTTCTTCTATTACACTTCAACGACAAAAACGCACAACGAGAAACTTATCCTCAATGACAATGAAACTTTCTGAATCGACCGTTAATCTTCTCAAGAACTTTAGTTCTATCAATCAATCTATCCTATTCAAGGAAGGAACTAAACTTCGTACTATCTCAGTAATGAAGAACATCCTGGTTGAAGCAAATGTATCTGAGGAGTTCCCACGGGACTTTGGTATCTATGATCTAAACCAGTTCTTGAATGGTCTTTCTCTTCACGTTAACGCTGAACTAAACTTTGATAATCAGGAATATGTTCTGATTAAGGAAGGTCGTATGAGGAGTAAGTATTTCTTTGCAGATCCTTCTGTCATTGTTGCACCTCCTGAGAAAGAAATCACTCTTCCTTCTGAGGATGTTAAGTTTGAACTTACATCACAACAACTGGAGAAACTGAAGAAAGCATCTTCTGTGTATCAACTTCCTGATGTATCTGTGATTGGTGAGGCTGGTGTAATCAAACTGGTTGCACGAGATAAGAAGAATGACACATCAAACAACTTTGAGATTGTTGTTGGTGAAACTGAAGATGAGTTCGTATTCAACTTCAAAGAAGAGAACCTGAAGATTGTCCCTGGTAACTATGATGTTACAGTATCTTCCAAACTTCTCTCCAAGTTTGTCAATCAGAACATCGACGTAGTATACTACATTGCATTGGAACCTGATTCTACCTTTGGCTGATGAACATCTTTGTTACTGACCCTGACCCTATCAAGTCTGCTCAAGTTCTTCCTGACAAACACATTGTCAAGATGCCACTTGAGACTTGTCAGATGTTGGCTATTGTCTGTTCTGATAAGTGGGGCCACGGGTTTGGTCAACTCCATCGTCAAGATGGTGAACCATACAAGACAGAGAAAGGTGCATTCCGTAA